CGCCGCGCTCGCGAGGAAATCACGTTCTCGGCACGCTTCCGTCTTGAGGCGATGCAGGTTCGGGCCGGTGACACGGTCATGATTACCAACGAAAAGCTCGGCTGGTCGTCGAAGGTCTTCGAGGTCATGGAGTGGAATTTCGCGAGCGACGGCACGCCTCCGCAGGTGTTTATCGACATGACGCTGCGGGAGACCGCTTCGTCGGTTTATTCGTGGGACGTTGACGAGGAAATCTTTGTCGAGGACTCGCCGAACACGACGCTGCCCGACCCGTTCACGCTCGGCGCGCCGACCAACCTTTCGCTGACGGCAGACGGCACGACGCAGCTCGTGCAGGCCGATGGCACGATCTTGCCACGGATTCGCGTCGGCTGGACTCCACCGGCTGCGGAGTTCATCCAGAGCGGTGGCTCGGTCGTCATCGAATACAAGCCGGCCGCAAGCACGACCTACCTGACGTGGAACACGGTCGAGGGCGCGCAGACCGAGGACTTCATCTCGTCCGACATTACGATTGGCACGAACTACAACGTCCGCATTTACGGTGAGAGCTTCTTCGGGATTTCGACAAGCTATCTCAGCGGCTCAATCACCGTCGCAAAAGACACGACCGCACCGGCGATTCCGACCGGACTGAGCGCTGCCATCGGGACCGGCAAGGCCGTCTCGCTCGATTGGAACGACAACATTGAGCCGGACTTTTCGGAATACGGCATTTATCGGAACACTTCGGCAGTCACGCCGGCCAATGCGAACACGGACAAGATCGCCGAGGTTCGCGCGTCGCGGTTCGTGGACACGGACGTAAACATCGGAACGACGTATTACTATTGGCTGACCGCCTACGACTCAGTCGAGAACGTCAGCGGATTTACCAGCTACGTGCAGGCCACGCCGTCCGTCATCACGGCCGGGCCGATTGATCCGAGCGCGCCGGCCACGCCGAACGCGCCGACGCTGATCAGCACGACGGTCTATGTCTCGACGGACGGCACGAGCTTCGCCCGCGTTTCACTTACCGCGCCGCCGTTGCCATCGGGCGCGGTCGCTCTCGACGTGCTTTATCGGCGAACAGGCTCAAGCGATTTCATTATTGGCAATCAGATCAACTCGTCAGTCTCCTACGCCGTCACGATTGACGATCTTTCCGTGGGCGAGGCCTACCAATTTGCAGCGCGAGGCATTTCGTTCTCAGGTGCGTTGTCGCCGATTTCGTCTCTTCTTAGTCAGGCCGCGCCGAGTAACACGATTCTACCGACTGCACCGACCGCATCGTTTATCGACGGACAATTTGCGCCACCCGTTTCGCAAGGAAAGATTCCGATGTTTGCAATCGGCATGACGATCACTGCCTCAGCGAGCACAGACATTGCGCGAGTGCAGTCGAAGGTCGCGGTTACAAATGATCCGACAGACGGTGCGGCGTGGTATGCAGACGGGAACAACAGTCTTTTTGACCAAGCCATGCCGGCGAATGGCAGCGTGCGAGTGGCTTTTTACGACGTCACGGGAATGACTGCCGGATTCGGATTTGCTCGCGTTATCTCTCGCAGCGGCATCGCCTCAAATTGGACTTCCCTCGGCAGCGTGCAGGCTGACTCGTCGCTGATCAAGCGACCGCTCGGAACGGTCTCGCAATTCAACACGGACGACGTAAGCACGACCGGCATCAAGACCGGTGGCGGCGCGAGCACTCGGCAGATCAACGTGATTTTCTCCGAGTCGGTCGTTGCCACTTTGGCCGGCGGTGCGGCGTCGGAAACTTTTGAAACATCGCTGACGAATCGCGGATTCAGCGCGAAGCCTGACATCGGGATCGCGCAGTGCGCATCGGACGGAAACATCTCGGCCGCTTACGATTTCGACGCAGCCGGCAACAGCAGCGTGACCGCAGTCATCCGCGTCTCGACAATCGACGGCTCAAACATCGGCGCAGGCAATTACCGTTTTAGCGTCGAGTTTACCGACTTCACCTAACTTTATGGCCTTTCAAAAAACCATCACCCTCGCCAGCGGAGTCTCAGGAAATTACACGCGGCTGATTACCTACCGCTGGGATCGTTCGACGCGCGAGGCCGTCGCGTTGTTTGCGCTCTACCTCGATGCGCAGGCCGCGCAGTCAGGCAAGCACGCGCTGACTCCGTTCATCGCCAAGCTCCGCCTCGACGGTGCGAAGTTCGACTTCTACCTCGGCAACGCGGTGCTGAGCGAGCACGCGGCGATTGCGCAGCTTTACGCAGCGGCGAAGGCCGAGCCGGTCTCGTGCGACGCCGGATCAAATGTCTTTGCCGACGCCGTGGACGCGTAGTGATTCCGCGCTGAGTCTGTTTTTTCTTCAGACGTAAGCCGTTGACTATCAACGCGCACGGATTGCGTGTGATACTTCGCGCACATTTGTTTTTACATCGTTGGGCGAGTGTGTATGGTTTTCGCATCGGAGCAATCAAGCCCGACAACAAAACCCAAAATGACCAACACGATTCAATCAGGACAAACCCTCAAAGCCCGCAGCGTTTGCGATTGGGACTGCATCTTCTCGGTGGAAGTGATCGAGCGCAAAGGCTCTTTCGTCACCCTCAAAGCGCAGGGTAACGTGAGCCGCAAAAAGGTAATGACCGACGACCAAGGCGAATACGTTTTTGCGCTCGGCAAATACTCGATGGCTCCGATCTTCCGCGCATGAGCACCACCGAAGCACTCACCAACGCGCTGATCCTCGCGATCACCGCACCCGATCAACAGCGCGCCGACCGCGCAATCGCTCTCGTCGAAAGCATCGGCGCCGGCTGCACGAAGCGCCAGGTCGCGCAAGCGAAACGCAACGCCTCGAAGCTCACCAAATGAAATCCACGCTCCTCTTCCTCGCGCTCTGCGCCACCGCGCACGCAGCGCCACCCGCCTCGTTCTGGCGGGCGATCCATCTCGTTGAGACATCCGGCCGCACTGGGCCAATCCTCGGCGACGGCGGGAAGGCGCTGGGACCGCTCCAGATTCACCGCGCATATCACGCGGATTCACGCGTAGCCGGCGATTACAGCCGAGTGGCCGATCTCGACTACTCCAAGCGCGTCGCGACCGCATACCTCGAGCGCTACGCGCCCGCGGCGTGGAAGGCGGGCGATGTCGAGACGCTCGCTCGCGTGCACAACGGCGGACCGAGAGGCCATCTCAAGCAGGCGACCAAGGGCTACGGCGTGCGGGTCAAGGCGCTTTCAAAATGAACCCACCCGACCAACCATGCCAAGCCACGCCCGCTGGTGATCTACGCCAGCAGATTATAGATAGCCGCGTGCCAAAAAATGAACGGGAGTGGTGGGCTTCCCGCGAGATTGAAAAGCTCGAACGCGAACTCACCGAAACCGAACGCCTGCGATTTGGTGCCGATGCGGACCGCCGCCGGTTGCGTTGCGATTTGTCCGCCGCGAAAGCGGAAGCCTCGCACTACATGGCAGTTGCTCAAAAGGCCACGGACGAACTGATCTTCTTTCGAGCCGACAGCCTAAAGGCGCACCAGATGACGTGCGCAGCTGGGCTTGAACGCGACAGCCTCCGCGCCGAGCTTGCCCGCCTCCGCGCTCTGTTCCCCGAAATTCTCGCTGCGCTCCGCAACGGAGCGGGCTGCACGGCGGACGTCAGCGTTGGGTTTTTAGAGTCGGTTCCTAACGAGGTCGCGTCGGTAGTATCCCGCCTCCGCGCCGAGGTGGAGCGGTGGCAAACCGTTGCCGCCACGATGTCGCAGGAGCGCGAGCACAACGCCAACGAAGCGTCCCGTCTCCGCGCCGAGCTTCAGGCTGAGCTTGCCGCCATGAAAGACACGCCAACTTTATGACCACCGAACAACACACCGAACTCCTCACCGAGCTGCGCGCCATCCGCGCCGCTCTCGAAGCAAAGCCGCGGGCGGCGACGCCAGCCACGGCCACCGCACCGACTGCCACGCCGACCTCGCTGCAGGCTCCTGACTACGTGGTTGAGAACGCCGGCGACGTGCAGATCCACTTCGGGAAAAACAAAGACACGCCACTCTCGGCACTCAGCGACAAGCAGCTGCTCTGGTATGGCGCGGATCGCGAGCCGCAGCTCAAGAAAGACGGCACGCCATTTGCGCCACGCGAAGCCGACGTGTTGCTCAAGAACGCGTGCCGCACGCTCTGGCATCAGCGCAAGAGCGGCGCTCCAATCGCGCTGGCTGCTCAGCCGGCAGACGACGGCGAGAACGTGCCGTTCTAAAACTTCTCGGCGGTTCCGAGCATAAACCCAACCCTCCGACGCCGCTGGTGGCGGTGCGAAAATACGCCAGCACACTTTCCCAAAAGGAAAACCCGCCGGCCAACGACGACCGGCGGGCAACACGAAACACACACAACGATACACTAACATGGACAACGTAAAAACAGAGATCGCGGTCGCAGAGACCGCTACGACCAAGGCACCAATTCAATTCGGCTCGCACGGAGTGCAGCTCCAATCAATCGACGAGGCTTTCCGCTTCGCCCGCGCCGTAGTTGCCTCGGGCTGGGCACCGAAGGGCATGGAAAAGCCTGAGTCGGTAATGATCGCCATCCAGTTTGGCATGGAGATCGGTCTAACGCCGATGGCCGCGCTGCAAAACATGGCCGTGATTAACGGCCGCCCGGCGATCTACGGCGACGCCGCGCTTGCTCTGGTCCGCTCAAGCGGCCAGCTCGTCTCCTACAAAGAGACCGAGGTGGGCGAGCCGGGCAAGGACTCGCACGGCTTCACCGTTACGGTGCAACGCCGAGGATTCGATGCAGCCTCGGAGACGTTCACGATGGGCGACGCGAAGGCAGCGAAGCTCTGGGGCAAGGCTGGGCCTTGGACCGACTATCCGAAGAGGATGATGAAATTCCGCGCACGCGGTTTCCTTCTCCGCGACCAGTTCGGCGACATCCTCAAGGGACTGCGGACCGCCGAAGAAGCGCGGGACTTGCCCGCAGAGATCAACGTCACCCCGCTTGCCGACAAGCTCGCGGGCGGACTAAGCGAGGCGATCAACAACTAATGAAACCACGCGAGAGAACATCAGGAATTCCGACCCGTCGCAAAGACGTGCATCTCGAAATCGCAAAGCCGAAGCGGAGGCAGGCCGTCGATGAGACGACTTACAGCCGAAACAAAATGGGCATCGCGGTGGACAGTCGGGGGCGATTCATCGGGCGGCGCGACATCGAAAAAGGCGCGGCACATTTCTGGGACTCACGAAGGAGCAAAAACACATGAGCAACGACAACGACACAAAACAGACAGCCATCATCAACGCGGCGACGGAACAATTCCGCGCGCTGCTCGAAACCAATTTCCGCAGCATCGCGAAAGCGGCGCAGGACGGATTCATCGAGGACGAGGACCAGACGGAACCGAAGGCGAAAGCCTCGTTCACCGTCGAGTGGGACAGCCTCGCGCAAGCGCCGAAGGTCGGCGTGAAGATTGCGTGGAGCGTGCGATTCAAAGACGAGTCGGAAACGGAGATCGATCCGCTGCAAAGCAAGCTGGGGCTGGAGGTGCAGCCATGAGCGCGCCAACCAACGACGGAGGGCCGGCGTTTCCAGTCATGTATGTCAGCGAAGGCATGACCCTGCGCGACTACTTCGCGGGGCAGGCGTTGGCGGGGATGCTCATTAACTACACGACGCAAAAGTTTGGAGTCGGCGAACAAACATGCGCAAAGGGCGCTTATGAATTTGCCGACGCAATGCTTGCCGCACGGGAGGGCAAGCAATGAGCGCCGAGACCATCGAAGCCTACCACGCCAACCCGGCGATCAGTCACAGCAAGCTGGAGTGCTACCGCAGGCGGCCGGCGCTCTACTACAAGAAATACGTCGCGAAGACGCTGGCGCCACCCGAGGACACCGGAGCTTTCCGCCTCGGCTCGGCAGTGCATTGCGCGATCTTGGAGGAAAAGGAATTTGCAGCGCGCTACATTCTGAGACCGGACTGCGACCGCAGAACCAAGGAGGGCAAAATCCAGTTCGCAGAGTTCAGCGCGCAGCACGCGGACAAGACTCTGCTCGACGCCGACGAGATGGCGCAGGTCATCTCCATGCGCGAGGCGGTGGCGGCGCATCCGATTGCGTCGCGACTGCTGGCGGAAGGGATGCCGGAGATGACTTGGCGTAAGTTGCAGCCCAACGCTCTGGGCGCTCTGCAATGTCGCACCGACTGGTTCGCTCCATGCGGCTGCGACATCAGTGACTTCCACCCTTACGCGCTGGACGTGAAGACGGTCGAGAGCCTCGACTCCGATGCGTTCCGCAACTTCGAGCGTGCGGCGTTCAGCTACGGCTATCACCGGCAAGCGGGTTTCTATCTGCCGTTGATCAACGAAATCTTGGGCTATCCGGTCTCGCGGATGTATTACGTGGCAGTCGAGAAGTGCGAGCCTTACGGCGTCGCAGTTTACAAGCTCTCGGACGATGCGATTGCGCGAGGCCAGGACGAGAACATCGCGGACCTCGTGCGGTTGAAGCGCAGCCTTGAGACGAACGACTGG